ACGAACTGCTAAAGAAATTAAAACACAGGCTGTTGTAAAGAAACACCAGAAACGACAGGCTGAACAGAGGAAAAGATATGTCAAGTAAAGATATACCAGATTTTATGCGTGGTTTTGATACTACAGATGATTGGGGTATGGTGCCTGTTTCATCTACACCAAAGGCAGAACCGTCTGTTGACCCTAAACTAGTTGAGAATTCAAATTTAGAGATTGCAAAAGTTAAATCAGATGTTGGCGATATTAAGTCAATGATGAATGAGATTATGCAGATTGTGGCAGAAAAAGAAACCGTAACAAAAACACTAGAGAGTGCTGATGTTACAGCAAGGTTTAAAGACATTGAGAAGTTAATACTTCCGTTTCTTTATAATCTTATGAAGTCAGATGAACCTTACATACATTGGCCTAACAGAGGACCAATCATTAAGGCACAGGTAGAGAAACTACTAAAGTTAACAAAAGGAAACTAACAATGCAAGCAAATTATGATAAGTGCTTAGAAACTATTTTACACCATGAGGGTGGTTATGTAAATCATCCAAAAGACCCAGGTGGTGAAACTAACTTAGGTGTTACTAAGAGAGTATACCTTGAACATGGTGGCAAAAAAGATATGAAAGACTTATTAGTCGAAGATGTGGCACCAATTTACAAAAAAGGATATTGGGATAAAATGAAAGGCGACCAGTTACCAAACGGTTTAGACCTTTGCGTTTTTGACTTTGGCGTTAATGCAGGACCAGGCAGAGCAGCCAAGTATCTACAAACAATGATTGGTACAGTTGCAGACGGTGGCATTGGACCTAATACATTAAAAAAACTAGGCGAATATGTTGAAGAACATGGCCTTGAAAAGAGTATTGAAAACTATCAAGGTGCAAGACAAGATTACTATGAAAAGTTATCTACATTTGCAACATTTGGTAGAGGTTGGACTAGACGAGTAGATGAAACTACTGAATTGGCCATCTCAATGATTAGCTGAGAGGCAGAACCGTTTAAGTCGGAAAGAGATAGAATAAACGACATGTATGCTAAGAAAGGTATTTAAATGTTAAAGTGGTTTTTTAATATATTCAAAATAACTGAACATGGTGATTTATCTAAACATAGATTACATAGTATAAAATATGAAGATTTGTGTAAATAAGGCTTGCCAATATAACACACATAGTATATAATGAACACATAGAAATGAAAAAGGAACTGAAATGACTAAAAACTTTGTACAACTAGACGAGAGTAAATTCCCTACAACCAAAGGTAAGAATATTGATGGTTTTAGGTTTTATGCTGTCGAAGATAAACACTTTCCAAGTATTACTACTGTATTAGGTGCTATTCCAAAACCTGGTCTTATCGCTTGGCGTAAGAATGTTGGCGAAGAAGCAGCTAAATGGGAGATGAATAGAGCAGCTCGTAGAGGTTCTGCTACACATACTCTTGTAGAACAATATTTAAAAGGTGAAACACCAGCAATTCGTGATGTATTGCCGTTAGGTATGTTTCGACTATTGAAACCATACCTTGACCAAGTAGATAATATTCATGCATTAGAAAAAATCATGTATAGTAAAAAACTGACCGTTGCAGGTCAAGTTGATTGTATTGCAGAATACAATGGTAAACTATCTGTGATTGATTTCAAAACTGCCAACAAAGAACGAGTTGATAGTTGGAATGAGAATTATTATATTCAATGTACTGCTTATGCAATTATGTATGAAGAGTTATTTGGTACACCAATCGAACAAATTGTAATCCTACAAGCTGGTGAAGATGGTTCTGCTAAGGCATTCGTTAAGAACAAAGCAGATTACATGGGAAAACTTGAAGACGCAATCAAGGGTTTCTATAAATATTACGAAGAGAAGACAGGTAATAAACCAAGCTAGTCCTTCTCTATAAGAGGACTTAAATGAAAAAAATCATAGCATTAATAATTATGGCAATGATTAGTACCATTGCATTTGCTGATGAACATGATAAATTTTGGCAATCACAAGCACCTATAATTTGTGGTAACACTACAGATATGTATGAGTTTATTGCTAAAGAAGGTATGACACCGTTTACTGTATCTTTTGGTAAAACAAATGGTCAAGAAGATGGTGATATTGTCTTTGTTGTTACACTTTGGATAAAACAAGGTACAACTGAACAAATGACTACTATGCAGACGACAGATGGTTCTGAAACTTGCATATTATATAAGAGTTTTGATACTACTATCAATCCACAATTTGGTGGTAATATTTTATAAGAATTAGTCGTTGACGACAAATATGGTAGACAGACTGGACTCCGGGGCAGTTCCGGACAGCTCCACCATAAACACTTGGTCTAGTATCGTGAGAGAACGGCAAAGTGTTTTTGATGGGGCTGATATAGGATTCGACAGATGTTGAGAAATTTGTAAGAGATTAATAGGTGGCAACCTTAAATGCTAATTAAACGCAAACGATAATAACTTTGCATTAGCGGCCTAGTCGCTTAGGGTTTTGTGGATTGTACCTCGTAACAGAAACAATCCACGCTTTACATTTATTAAAGAAAGTGATATATTATACATATGAATAGCAAAGAGTTTAGTTTAATAATTGAGGGTGTTGTAAGGGATAAAAGACCTATAACATATATGGACGCAATAATACTTTATTGTGAAGAGAATCAAATTGAAGTAGAAACAGTCGGCCGATTGATTTCTAAATCACTAAAAGAAAAAATACAGGTAGAGTGTACAACAGCGAATCTACTTAAAATGCCAGAGGCAGGAAAGTTACCTGTATGAATGGTTTAGAATACTTATATCACTTTCTCTTTGTTGAGGTTGAATTTGGATTGTGGGGTATAATAGGATTAGGTGTAGTGTTTGCTATACTAAGTTATATAATGGATTATCATGGAGAGATAAACAATGAACATTGAATTAATAGATAAAATGGGTGGTGATTTATCAGTTGTAAATGCAGCTCGTGTATCATTTGCCAAGAAGAAAGATGTACTTGACCAATCAGATGAAAAGTTAATTAAATATTTGGCAGACCATAATCATTGGTCTCCCTTTGGTCACACCACACTACAGTTTCTAATTAAAGCACCTGTGTTTGTTGCAAGACAACTTGTAAAACATCAGGTTGGTTTGGTATGGAATGAAGTCAGTAGGAGATATGTAGATAGTGAACCAGAATTCTACATGCCATTTTTATGGCGTGGTAAACCAGAGAATAAAAAACAAGGTTCTAGTGATGAAGAAATTGAGTATGATATTTCTAGTACAATTCAATTTGTAAAAGAAACTTATACAAACTTATTAAAAGCTGGTGTTGCACCGGAAATGGCAAGAATGGTGTTGCCTCAAAATATGATGACAGAGTGGTACTGGACAGGTAGTCTTATGGCCTTTGCTCGTGTATGTAATCTTAGAAACAAAGAAGATTCACAAGAAGAAACAAGAATGATAACAATACAAATGACAAGACATTTGAAAGACCATTTTCCAATTAGTGCAAAGTATTTATTAGATGAAATATAAAGATAAACTTAGCGACTTCTTTAAATGGGTCAAAGGTACTGAACTAGTAGAACTAGATGACATTGATGTATCTGAGGATCCTGTAAGACCTGAACTAACTTTAGGTTTTAGAATAATGCATGGTAGAAAAATATTTGGTTTAAAATATAATGACGAGATAGAGGCCATTGTTTGTATTGCATTGTGTCCTGAAGTGCCATATACTGTAAGAGAAATGGATTATATGAGTCAGGCAGCTAATCAAGATGGTCAACGAGGTGAAATAGTTGTAGCATATACCGTTTGGTCAAGAAAACGAGGTGCAGGCAGAGAAATAATTACAAAATTAAGAGAATGGACTATACAACACAATTTTAAAAGATTAGTTACATTATCACCATTAACACCTATGGCAACACATTTTCATATTAATAATGGCGCTAAACAAGTACACATAAATGATGTAACACAAAATTTTGAATATAAATTATAGTATGTATGGTGGATTTGAAGTATTTAAAAC